CTGTTCCTGTGATGTAGTGTCCAGAAGGCATTCCCGTGTTGAGTTTGTATACTGTCTTTCCACAAATGTGGACTCGATCAAACAAAGATGTTAAACACATCCAAACCATTTGAAGGTCAGTCTCGGGTGCTACCCATTCGTACCATTTGTAGATGACATCGGCCATCATGTGGATGGTACTGGAATCAAAAGTCCCGTCCCAGGCGGAGAAATCTCCGTCGTAGTAGTTGTTGCCTACACTGGAAAGGTACTTTATGAGTTCCGTCGCGTCCGCTCCTTCCGGATTCAACGCTAATCCGTTTCCTGCTAGTATACCGATCTGGTTATACGTCTCAACAAACGCGCCTAAATACATTCTGTTCAGGATAAGCCATGCGACGTTGTGCATGTTAAAAACTCTCGTTTTTGCTTGTCTGACTTTTGCTATAGGTCTTCTTTCGTCCTTCAGTTGGTCGACAAAGTAGTTTTCGTAATGAATACGATCTTCTTTGGCTTTTCGGAGGGTAATGTCCAATTTATTTTGAAGAAGGGGGCCGGGTTTGAATAATTCTTGTCCTGTGGAGGAAAAGCCTAATGATTCAAAAAGAAATTTACGTCCTTTGCCTTTTTTGAGCCGCGTGAACGGGAATCCAGGGGAGGTGTCGAATTTCATGGGGTCTAAAATTCCGGGAATACCATTGATCGCTTCGTGCATGGTCAAAGTCCGACGTGGGCCTGAGCAGCTCGAGGTGAGTTCAACGATTTCGGAAACGTAGTCGTCTACTACGATTTGTCTGATGTCAGCGGGAAATTCCTTGATTGATTTGAATTTATTCAATCCTAACTTCATGGGGGTGGTGCCTGATTCATTGCGAGGGTCATTTCCGTGCAGAAGTGATGGTTCTGTTGTGTGCGGGAAAATTTTGTCGTATAGAGGGGAGGTACGCAGATCGGTTTTCAAAGGAGAGATGGTAGGTGGTCCATCCAACTCGGCATAGTCGTAATAGACGTCTCCTTCGGGGTAGAGCCTTAGGTCTTCCATGTCGCAGAGGGTAGCTGCTTCAAGTTCGGCTTCATTATACTCTTTTTCACAGTATGGTAGGTGAAATTCAATTTCCTCTCTCCAGAGGACGGATGCATATCCGATATCGTCTTTCTTCGGACCAGCCATGTGAAGTCCTATAACTTTCGCGGGCATGGCGGGATTCATGCTCATGACAAAGCTGCCACACATTCCGGGTTGGGTTGGAATTTCGTAGCGCCAGGTTTTCCAAGTCGCAAAGCTTTCTAGGATGCCCTTAAAATAAGTTCCATCTTGGGCCAAAAGGCGTGGGATGAACAAATCTCTGCGAATGCAATTTTCACGGTGAAAATGTTCGGTGGTGACTAGCATCGCGGGTGACTCGTGGGCTTTAAGGAGGTCGTCTACAGAAGAGATATGATTCATGATGTTCTTAAATCGAGGAATCGTAGGAAATCTCTCTAGGGAAATGATCATACGGTCATTCTTGATGTTCTCTCCAGTCTCTGGGTTTTTGAGGTCAGACCAAAAGATAAAATCTTCCGGTCCGAGCAACATAGTAAACTCAGTCTCTTTTCGGGTGATCATGACAGGAATTTTGCGTCCTGCACTTCCCTCGAGGAGATGTCGATTGACGATGAGGTAGTGGGATTTGAGACCCATGTAGTTCAGTGTTCTCAGGCCAGTGGAAATAATTCCACAATTTGCGTAGATTTTCGCAGAAGTTGCATTATAGCTCTGATCTGAACAGCCTTGGGCTAAGGCTTCCTCTGGTTTGTCCTTGGGGAAACCAGGAATCTCTGGATTTTCTTCGGGGGAAGCTCCAATGACTTCTCGTCCTTCCAGGACAACTTTTCTAGTCACTTGGAGTTTGGGTTTTGCGCCTTTTTCTTTGGCATAACCTTCAAGTTTCTCAGATGCAGTGGGAGGAGTTGGGGGAGGGAGGGTAATTGCAGTTTCCATTTCATCTGTTTCACGTTCAAAATCAGATTCATCGTGCAGGCGGTGTTTGTGCTTGCAGGAGTGGCATACGTTGTGATGTTTGCCAGGCTCAGAATGTTTGTAGAACTTGTGCATGTGGGTAAAAACCTTATGACAGTTCGCGCAGAAATGGCCGTGGAGATGTCTTTCTCCATCGTCTGGGAGGGTTGGATGGTCGGGAGTCATAATTTGGAGGGACTCACAATCTTCTGTTAAACAGTTGATTTTAGAACGAAGTTCTTCTCGGTCATCTGTTGTCTTCTTGTAGTACAGGAAGCCATAATGGAGAGTTTTGCCTATCAGAGCTGCTAAGATGGGAGCAAGCATCCAATAGTAAGGTTGAAGTGTGGCAAGGTATCCTTTAATACACTCTCCGATTTGCCATTCAACGTTTCCGAAAATCCAAGCGGTAACAAATCTCCAGGTGGTGGATTTTGTTTTGGAATAAGCAATCAATTCTGCAAGGGAAGTGGAGAAATGAACACACAAAGCTCCTACAGAAAAGGAAACTAAGGTTTGGAAAAGTCTAAATCCAGTAAAATACTGGTTGTCTAGTTGGGAGAGGAATTCGTGAAGTTTACAAAGTGCCTTAGAAAGCATGTTGTAGTCGTCATAGGTTTTGAAGTCGACTTTAAAACGATACGATAAATCGCTCGTTATTTCTACAGGCAGGGAGGTGTGGTAAGAGAGAGGGATTTTGTGCTTCTTGTTCTTATTTATTCCAAGCCGGGTTCGCCTGATTCCGTCAGATAGTAGGACGGTTAGACTTTCGAAGCGCTGTTTGTCTGCAGCAGAAAGGACAGGGTTATTTCTGACCTCTTCCATTGCGTAGAAAATGGCTTCATAGAGATTGTCGTAACTGTCGTGGGTGTAGGGTACAGTATACCACGTATCTCCTCTTCTTTCTAGAAGGTAGAACTCAGTTCCGACTAATTGTAGGTCGAAATTGCCAATCCGAGGGAGGGCTTGGATGACGGGTTCATCTTCGTCTTCACTGTCTGTTGCGTCTTCGCAAAAGGCTTCTGTGCCTTGGACCATACGGGAGTTCCAAACTTGTTGGACTCGTTCGCGGGGATTGAGAGTGGCAGATGTGGAAGGGGGGTTTCTTTGGTCTTCTTCATCTTCAGAATCAGTTTCTTCGTCTGCGTAATTACGCTCGACGTACTTGATATCAGCGGCAGCGTCTACTGCATCTAAAATCTTCTTCTTATGCCATTTCTTTATGACTCGATGGTTGGGAGCCCTAAAGACTTGGGTTAGACCAGATGTTATACCCATACGGGTAAGCAACTTATTCTGATTTAGCATATAAGATGCATAAGAATGGTTGCATTCAAAGAGGAACTCAGTGATGGTGAAAGGGCCTTCTTTGCGGTCAGTAGCCTTGTTGGGATTGAGGCGGAAGAATTGGAATTCAGACATATCATCTCTGAAGGTAGAGCCTGCTTTTCTGGTGACTTCCCACAATAAATTGCGGCGTCGCCAGTAGGCGCTCTTTTCCTTAATTCCATTGGGACAGGGGTAGGGGTTGTTGGTATTCGATAGCATGAGCTTCGAAGAAAACCACATTCCTTTTCTGGAAAGATTCGCCATATTCATGGCGACTGGGATGTTAGATTTATACTGAATGGTGGCAGCTGTCTCTTTCGGGTCGTCGACTTGGTCGGCTTCATCATTGATGAATGAAAATTGTCCGTGATAATTATCACAGAATTCCATTCCTAATGTTCTCTGGAACATACGGCCTTCTTTGGGGACGTTCTGGACATCGGCAATTGAATTAGCGAGGTCATACAAAACGCCTCCTTTTCCAATTCCGGGTTCGCCAGAAAGGCAAATATGGAAGGGGTCAATTCGGAAATCGTTGAGCTCTGATAGCTCAAAGATCATATCGTGAATTTTGTCCATTCTCTTGGTGACAAGAAGAAAATTTCCGATTAATTGTCGATCCTCAATTTTGTGGGTAAGGATGAAATTTGAAATTTTTGTGTGGTCAGCATAAAGGGTGGAATATTGTGCTCTGTGTGTGGGATCAGTTGCACATTTTCGAAGGAGTTCCGTAGTTCCGGTCATTTCTTCCAACTTCTCTATGTAGGGTTTCATGAGAAGAGCAAGTTTTTTGTCGTCGGTAGCGAAGTCTTCTTTCGTGTCCAACAGCCCGGTCTCAAAGAGGGCTTCTCCAACCATTTCTTTGATTGAAGAGAAGCAAGTAGCAAGAGCTGAAATGCCTCCTTTGATGTTAATGAGGTCTCGGCCTCGGACAGAAAGGTAGTCAAAAATGGTTTTGCATTTCTTTTCGTCAACATTCGTTCCTCCGGATGCGGTGAAACCCACCGCTATAACGGCGATGGTCAGAAGATTAATTATACTCTTGTTTGTGAAGTCAAGAGCTCCTTGAAGTTCTGATTCCTGTGCAGATTGATTCGAAAATCTCAACACGTGGGAGAAGGCTGTTTTCAGAAAACCAACATTCACAGATGTGGTAATTGCAAACTTGGTGATGAAGAATCCCCATTTGACGTTTGTGTTAATAACACATGATTCGACAGCGTCAACGATCAAGAGGATCATAGGGGAAATTTTGTCTTGAGGCACACCTGCCATTCTAGTAATAGTAGAAGCAGCAGCTTCAAGAGTGTCGTCAACCTTATCTAAGGTAGAATTAACGTGGTCTCTGATGGGGGTAGAGAACTTCTCAATACAGCTAACTGCATGTCGAGTAGAGGCATAAACTCCTCCAGCAATTGCTAAACCTCCAGCGACTAAAGCGACCTCTTTTGAAAAAGGGGTGATGTTGTCTAGAAGGCCTTCAACTACTCCAGGACCTGGGACATGGTGGGGCCAGTCAGGAAGGGAGGGGGCATCTACACGCGGTGTAGTGGTAGGAGGAGTAGGAGCTGCTGTTATAGGCCATTTAAGCTTATCTTTACGTAAGGCAGCTTTAATTTCGTCATCAGAGTACGCATTGCGCATCATTTCAACCAAATTATAGAGAGGAAGGGCATTTAGCTTGCCTCGAAGACGGTCTTTCCAGAAAGCTAAAGCTTCTTCAGCAGTAGCGTGAGGCTTAAAGGGAGCTGAGGGGGTAAATTGCCAGAAACCGTATCCCAAACTAATTTGGGGAATGTAGTTTCCGAAAGCAAGACGCATCAAGTCTTCACTTTCTGAGATTCCTCTATACCCGGACATCCAGAAATCTGGACCCGTAGAGTAATAGAAAAGATATTCGTTAGCTTGAGTATGGTTGAGTGTCTCGTAAGAAAAGAGTTTCACAACTTGGTTGTGAGTGACATAATCTTGGTTTCCATTCGTAATGAAATTGCACTCATTCAGAGGGGAATCGGGTACTGAGAAGGTAACATATGAAACTGTGTTCATAAGATTCTGGGTAGGTCTGATACAGCCACGATAGTAGGGGAAATTTTCTTTCCATTTGGAAGGCGTATTCGCACCAACAACGGGAGGGGAAACCTTTACCTCTAAAACGGGGGCATTGGACTGAACCATATAGTTCATACTTCCTCCCCAAAATGAAAACATTTTGGCGAGGGCGGGGGTATAACACTCTGGTCTGATGTCTGCGATTGCATTGTCGTAAAGGTCGGGTCTGACTGGGATGTCTTTGGGGACGCGAACATTGGGGTGGTCCTGCTTACAGCCAAAATAAAAAGAGGTCATGCGGCAAGTGAGTTGACGCAAATCAACGATCTCTTCATAAGAGCCATTGATGGTGGAAATAGAGCTAGCTTCTTCACCTAAAATGTCATAGTGGTCATCTGACATAAGAGCCGTAGTCACGCTCTGTACTTGAACACTCTGGGAAGAGGGAGTAAAGAAACGAAGGGGGTTCTTATAATAAGATAACCTAAAAATGTTTATTTTAACGGTTGGCTTCAACGCATTCGTAGTGCGGAGCGGAGTATGTACAACCATTCTAACTGAAATTGGGGCATCATGACTATGTGTATTCGTCCACAAAGT